GCCTCCAAGAGCGGGTAAGTTGTATGCGATCCCAAAAGGGTAGCACACAACCCTTCATCACATATCGAGACCCCCTTTGCCTTAGGGATATCGACTGTGAACGTACATAGCCGGCCACGCTAGCTAACTCTAACCCGCAAAGGTTAGGGACTCGCTTACGCCAGGTCCCGCTGAATGAACGGCCCTTAATATAGATAACACGTGGTTTAGGAAAGAAACAACGTAGCTTATAGCTACCGTTTCGATCCCTCCTCGGGTTAGCCATAGATAAAGGGACGTGCAATCCTGCGTCAAGACCGAGAGATGGGCTCACTTGAACCCATTTTACGGTTTGTAACAGGTACTGGACAGTTCCACAGAGTTGGATCCCTGTGGTTGCTGACCAGTCGTTCAGCAGATTGATCGCTATGTACCGATCTTGCTGAGTCTGAAGTGTCTTTATGTAGACACCTCGGACGAACCGACCATTAAAGAAGTCGGCTCCGCAAGACTCGCGAAACGGACCTTCAACGAAGGTCTTGTCTCTGTTAACGCTGAAACCTAATAGCCAGAGAAGGCGAAGTACCTTTGGGACAATGTGAGTCCGGACGATAATATCGTCCCCGAAAACGGCAAAGTTACCAACCTTCTCAGTAACAGCTGTCGGGTTCCCGCGCTCAAGTCTTTGGTTCCTTTGTAAAGGGGTTCCATCGACTCGATAAGCAGAGTCAACAACAGCGGCAAAAATAAGGGTCTCTAAGGGAAAAGTAAAACCGTTCCCCATTGTAGAGATCATATTAAGCCGGACGGTTCTTCCATCAGGTAACCTAGTGTTCGGCGTACGGAGGATATCGAGCCAATTGAAGAAATCCCTTGGCAAGATATCTTTAAGTACTCCTATACTAAGGCTATCCGAAGCGGAAGATAAGTCTATGGTGGCGTAACTGCCATCAATGGACCCTTGCCGTGCTAACTCCCTATTGAACTCGGGCTGCGTTGTAAGGTCTAGGGAATAGACCTGACGAAGCCTGCGTTCAAGAACTTGTGCTAGGCCCAACTGAAAAAACATATTCAGATTCGGCTCAACACAAATTGTGCGGGAGATATCGTTGCGTTTCGGTACGAAGAGTAGCTTACTGTGCTTTACTAGTTCATAGGTGCCATGGACTTCCGCTCTATGCGCTTCAGCAATAGAGTGTAAGTAGGTGCCCATCGAACCAGCCCTGTACGTTTCGTACAGTAGACGAGAAGCAGTCGTCAGCTTGCAATCGAACAACTTCGTATAGAAGTCATTCTCTGGCGAGCCTAAGCTGCTGCCCGGACCTACGCGCCCTCTGAAAAAGAGTTCACGTAGATTACCAACGAGTGAGTCGGTCCCTGTAAGATACCAGAACCTATCTATGGAAGCTTTGAGCTCCCCTAGAAGATGCTGGTCGAGCAGGGTTTCCGGCTGTCGCGGTGAGCCAATGAGCTCTCCATTTACCTTAAGGAAAAGCTCTAGCGCCTTTTGGTCGGCATGCGGACTTGTCTTCCCACTCTCGACATACTTCTTCAAGAGTGAGTCGCGAAGCGCCACGGCCGATGCAGTACGCCAATTAGACTCCGGAGCTCCCTCCATCCTGGTGGATGAAGAGATATCATCTAAAACACATTGGTACAGCCGCTCAGAAGAAACCTTCATGAGTACCTCCAATAGAAGCCGTTTGACCCTCTAGGATGGATAAAAACCATTAAAGAGGGCTAATGTAAATGCACGCAGCTTCTATCCTGAAAGGATAGAAGGGTCCAGAGCAAGCGAAGTAGGCAACCCTTATGGTCGGAAAGGAACAAGCCGAACCAAAAGAGTAGCCCACCAGCAAACAAAGGATAACTGCGCACACTTCGCCGATACATCTCAAGGATCTTAAAATATCCCAGAGACACCGGTATCTCCGATTCCAGCACTTTGCTGGGCGAGGACACCGAGGTGTAGCGACAAAGCAGCACGTATGTTTGCCGGATCAGCACTATCCGCACCAGCCGGGACCTCTACAGTAGTGGTCACGATCATGGTACGGGAGGGTTGACCCGTCAAAGGCAAAACACCCTTACGGGTGATAAGCTTATACGTGTTGTTCGGCACATTGGAGATTACCCCGGTTACTGGGTTCGGACTACCAAGGTTCCGAAGAACTTTGGGTCGTACGAACGTTACAGTAAACGGCCGAGAGACTGAAGATATGTCGACACCAGCCTGCGTACCGCCTAAAGCGGTAACAGCATGCTGTTTGCCGTTCGTATCTGGAGCCGTATCGGCAGCAACAGTGTAGGTAGGACTGGTGAAACCAGTCTGCGCCGCACCGGTTACTGGTGAGGTTAAGCTATACATAGTTATAAACACTCCAAGGAAGGGTTGTGAGCTTGTTAATTAACCCCGTGGGGTCCTTAGAACACTTTGTAGTTGTCGGACACGTCGCTCAACATCCGGAAGAGGCATTGCTGCCAATTCCTCGTCAGACACATCCACGAAGGGTATGTCAGACTGCAGCGCGATCTTTTCGAGACCGCGGAGGGTTGTGGAGTAGACTTCCTTCAGCTGCGCATTGTCCATAGGGCACCTCGAGTTAAACAAGCTCAATAGTAAGGTCTGGGGACGTAACCCTGATGAATTAGGGCTGCTATATTGAGCGCTTTTCTAGAACCGAAACCTGGCAAGCGAAACCCGAAATTAGGGATTAGCGAGCTAAGATTACGACGCTGGACCGTGCGTTCAACCCAAACCGTGTCACCGACGTTAAAACTGGCTATTTTTCCAGGTGAGTCGGCCGAGAGGCCGGCAAACTTGTTATGGGTACGAATCTCAGAGCGTTCAGTTATGTACGCCCAAGCTAAGTTCCCATTGATAAATGACCAGGCATCGATTATTGAACCAATATTAGTAAAATAATCGACCAGAAAGGAGTAGGGTATAAGCTCCCAAGCGGTAGGCAAGAAATTCTTAGGCAAAAGGCCGAAGGTTTCAAGATTTCCGCGAGGAGAGCCCATGCTCTGCAACTTGACACCTCCCCCAACTTTATACGTCGTAGATTGGCGCACCTCAGTTGTGAACTTAATCACAAGGAAGGTAGAGCTAACCGTACGATTAGGATAAAATTTGGAGGTCTCACCCTTACCACAACCGACGACCCTTGCAATTTCGAAGGGGCGGCGCTCATGGTAACGATTGAGAGCCGAGAGACCGTCACGGACGTCAGCGATTAAAGGCTGCCAACCGTAAGTGGCTTCTAGGTATGTGTCGACCAACTTCTTCCTGCGAGCTCGAGGCGACAACTTACGGCTCACTTTCTTTAGTGAGTTGAAGTAGTCATCGATAAGAGAACGCAAGGATTTAGCCGGATTTCTGATCATATGCAAGGTTTTCACAAGCTCGCCAAGAGTCGTTAACCCCTCAAGAGGGGATACCTTCGCTTTAGCGCGCTGAATGAAAAACCTTTTTGCGTCGTTGAGTACGGAGGTCTTGTCTACGGCGATACCAGGTTCAGAATTGACGGGCATTAAAGTCCCGCTATACCTAACATAGGCATAGCAAGGACCGTTTGTCTGATCAAGGTTCTGAATCAGGACTTCATCTCCCCTCGTTGCTCGGATTTCGCGGATAAAACCATCGAAATCAGTAGTAGCAGAAGCTCCGTTCATGATTTGGCGGCGCCACTGAGGATTTTCTCCTGAAGTGGTGCTATCATTCCATGATTCGAAGGTTGGGATGTTCGAAGAAATACCGCAAAGATCAGCGGGACTCTTCCCACATACCATTCTTCTATTACACTTGAACGAACGAGAAGTAGACTTCGACATAGGCACTCCAAAGTTAGAAGGGGTTATTACACCCAGATCAAGGTAGCGTACCAATAGCTACCCTAGGGCGGTGGGAGTCACAGGAGGTGACTCTCAC